TGGCTTGATCTGGATGGAGATGGCTACAAGGAACCGTATGTGGTGACTGTCCGGGCCGACACTGCTCAACTTTGTCGAATTGTCGCCCGGTACACTAACTCCTCCATCACCAAGCGGAACGGCAAAGTAGTGCAGATCGTGGCTCGTAACCACTTCCAGAAGTACTCCTTCATCCCGTCTCCCGACGGCGGCTTCTACGACATCGGGTGGGGATTCCTTCTCGGCCCACTCAACGAGTCAATCAATACGACAATCAACCAGTTGCTCGATGCTGGAACCCTCAATACGACAGGTGGCGGCTTTATCGGCCGGGGAGCCCGCCTGCGCTCTGGTGACAATACCTTCAAACCATTCGAGTGGAAACGAGTCGATAACACTGGCGATGATTTGCGCAAGAATCTCGTTCCGCTCGCGGTCAAAGACCCCTCCCAGGTGCTTTTTAGCCTGCTTCAACTCCTTATCAACTACGGAGAGCGGATCGCTTCAGTGACTGAAGCCCAAGTTGGCGAGTATCCGGGTCAAAATACCCCGGCAGAAACCACTCGAACGGTCGTTGCTGAGGGTCAGAGGGTACTTGGAGGCATTCTTAAGCGCCTTTATCGGTCGATGAAGCAGGAATTCCGCACCCGCTTTACCTTCAACCGCCTCTACATGGCTGGAAATGAGCAGAAATTCTACGCTGTGAATGGAAATTCGGCCGGGATTGTCTTGGCCGAGGACTATAGTCTGGTAGATGTGCGGGCAATCTGCCCGGCGGCCGATCCGGCTATGCTTTCGGACGGCCAAGCCTTCCAGCAGGTCACTTTCCTCAAGCAAAGTGCTCAAACTACGCCCGGATATGATGTTCCGGCGGTCGAACGCCGACTTCTCCAGACCCTTCGCATCTCAAACATCAGCGAGATTTACCCTGGGCCGGACAAGATTCCCGCTCCTGCGAACATCAAGCTTGAAATTGCGAAGATGCAGTCGGAAGAGCGGATGCAACTCGGCCGGATGAAGATGCAGATGGCCGCCCTTCAGCTCATGGGCGAAGCCGACCTTACAGTAGCGAAGATCGAGGAACTTAAAGCCCGGGCTACTCTTCAACTTTCCCAGGCGCAGGGCGTGGATGCCGGGCATCAGCTTGCCCTCATCAACACGCAGATTGGTGCGGCGAAAGCTCACCAGGAAGGGCTGCTTAAGGCGGCCAAGATGTTGCAGGATCACCTGCAGTTAACTAGTAATGGAGAAAAAGATGTCACAGACGAGGTTGATTCCTACCGAGCAGGAGTGGAACGAGTGGCTCCAGCACCCAGTAACCCAAGCCTTCCGGCGATGCCTACAGGTGGAGCGGGAACGCCTGCATAGTGTGTGGGAGGCCGGCCAGTTTTCGGGCGAAACAAGCGACGAGACAGCCGCCCTCAACATCATGGCAGCCGCTGAGGCTCGTTTGCTCGGTGATATGCAGCAGATGGACTACTCTGATCTGATCCACAAATTGGGAGAAGATGAATGAAGCCGGGCATTTACCCTGTCGGGCATCGCATTCTCGTACTTCCTGATGAAGTGGAAAAGACGACCAAGAGCGGGATCATTATGGCCACCCACTCTCAGCATCGAAGGGAGGAGATGGCGCAGACAGAAGGGCTGGTTGTTGCGATTGGTTCAACTGCCTACGCCGATCAAAAAGCTCCCTGGTGCGAGGTTGGGGATCGGGTGATTTTCGCTCGATATGTCGGAACTGAGCGACTCGGTGTGGACGGCCGCACCTATCGCATCATCAGTGACCTGGATGTTGTCGCTGTAGTGGAGAAAACAGATGAGTGAAGAAGTTGAAGTGAAAGTTGAGGATAGTCCGGCCGAGAAAGAAGCTCGGATGTTTGGCTGGCGGCCTCAAGAGGAATGGACCGGGCCGGCCGAACGGTGGCGCACTGCCGAGGAATTTCTGGAAGAGGGCAAGCGCATCAACGGCTTTCTTCGCAAGGACATGGCCACACTCCGTGCTGAGATTGGCCGGCGGGATCAAGCCATCGCCGAGATGCGGCAGGCTATTTCTGACTTCGCAAAATTCCACCAGGAGACGGAGGAGCGTGCGTATGCTCGGGCCAAGTCCGATCTTAAAGCCGCCCGTCGTTCCGCTCTCGCCGAGGGTGATACTTCGCGCGCATTGGAACTTGAGGATCAGATGGAGGAACTGGAAAGCGCTCGAAAAGTTTCTCCGAAGCCGCCCACTCCGCCCACTGCGCAGACTCCTCCTGAAATCGACCAGACCTTTCAAGCCTGGGTAGATCAAAACGCTTGGTACAAGAACAGCCGAAAGCTTCGAGGAGTTGCCAATTCCTACGCTGATGATGTGAAGGTTGAACTTCCGCATCTTTCGGGTGTTCAGTTTCTAGAGGAAGTAAAGCGGCGAGTTCAAGAGGACTTTCCCGACGACTTTGCGCCTCCCGCCCGCCGTCAGGCGCCCTCGGTGGAAAGTGGCGGGGAAGAACGAAGATCAAGTCGGGCGAAGGGTTATGCTGATCTTCCTCCTGACGCAAAGCAGGCTTGCGATCAGTTCGTTCGCAGCGGGCTGCTGACCCGCGAGCAGTACATCAAAGATTACTTTGGAGATTAAGATGGCCGACCAGCCCCAGGTTAGGACACAAGAACAGCGGCCTCGCCGTATTCCCTTCGGTGTGCCGAACACTAAACTCGGTATTACGATGAGTCTTCCCGGCTATCACCTCCATTGGGTGAACGATACGGCCGGGCGAATTGATGAGGCAAAACTCGGCGGGTATGAGTTTGTCTCTCCTAGCGAAGTCAACGACGCGAGTAAAGAGTCGCATATCAAGCGCCTTGTCGGCAAAAGAGAGGATGGGTCGGGTATGTACGCCTACTTGATGAAGATCAGACAAGACTGGTACGATGAAGATCAGCGTGCCCTTCAATCTCAGGTGGACAAATTCGACCGGGCGATTCGCAAGGGCGACCTTGAGAGAGCGCCAAACGACAACCGCTACAATGCGGGAATCTCGATTACTTCCTAGGAGTTTGCAATGGCTAACACCAATGCGCCCTTTGGACTGCGACCCTCCCACACTATTACTGGGTCGCCTTACAACGGGCAAGCAACAATGTATTACGTGCCGAGCACCGATGGCACGGCTTTCAATGTCGGCGACATTGTCACCTCGGCGGCTGGCGGCGACCTTCTGACTGGTGCGCCTGCGGTTGCGCTTTTCGGAACTCGCTCCAACACGTCTACCTCGGGCAACGTTCGTGGAGTCGTGGTAGGTTTCGGCACGCAAGCCGGTAATGCTTCGGCTAAAGTCCCGCTTGGTGCAGACGCGGCCGACCTTACCGTCACCGGTATTCCAGCTACCAAAACTCAAAACTACTACGTTTGGGTATGTGATGATCCTTCGATGGTTTTTGAAGCTCAGACCAACACTATCGCTGCCACCGCCTTCAACAAGAACACCGGCGTCTATATCGGTGCGGCTCCAACGGCTCCGTGCAACGTCTCTCAGACCTACATCGACGGGGCGTCGGCTACGACCACCTCCACTCTGCCAATCAAGATCATCGGTGCTCCGAACCGGGCGGACAACGATCTGACCTCTCCGGGAACATATGCCAGAATCTACGTCATGCTGAACACGCATGAACTGACTGGCGCTCAAACTGTCGGCGTCTAAGGAGAATAGATCATGGCTGGCGTCATTCTCACCTCGAATCACCCCAAAGCACTGTGGCCGGGCGTCAAAGGCTGGTGGGGTCGCACCTACGACACGCATCAAACAGAGTACACTGACTGCTTCGATACCAGCACTTCGGATAAAGCGTATGAAGAATTTGCTCAGATCACCGGCTTCGGTGTTGTTCCGGTCAAAGCCCAAGGGCAGCCGGCCGAGTACGACACTGAAACGCAGGGGCCGGTCACTCGCTTCGTACACGTCTCCTACGCCCTTGGCTACATCGTGACGTATGAGGAATTGAAGGACAACCTTTACGCTGAAGTTAGTCGGACTCGTGCCACTTCCCTCGCCAACGCTTTCCGGCAAACCAAGGAGCGAGTTGGAGCCAACATCTACAATCGCGCGTTTAGTGCTTCGTATTTGCTGGCCGACGGTAAACCGCTCTGCGCTACCGACCACCCCAACACTTCGGGCGGCACCTACTCCAACAAGCTCGCAGTTGATGCGGACCTGTCGGAGGCGGCTGTTGAGGACATGGTTATCCAGATCATGCAAGCTACGGATGACCGCGGGATGCTCATCAACCTTATGCCTCGCAGTCTGCACGTCGCCCCAGCTAACTACTTCGTCGCCAATCGCATTCTCATGACGGTGCAACAGATCGGTACGGCTAACAACGACATCAACGTTGTGAAGGCGCTGGGCGTGGTGCCGCAGGGCGTGAAGGTGAATCACTACTTCACCGCTCCGCAAGCTTGGTTCATCCGCACCAACATTCCGACTGGCCGCGGCCTGCTTTACCTCGAGCGCGAGGGTGTTAGTTTCACCCAGGACAATGACTTCGATACGAAGAACGCCAAGGCCCTCGGCTATGAACGGTATGCGTTCGGGTGCGTTG